ACTTGCTAGACGATCTGCTAGACGGCACTACGGCGATTGCGCCGAACTTGTCTACGCTTAAGATTGCCGGTACAGCAGTTACCACTACAGCGGCAGAGATCAATCTGCTAGACGGCCTCACTGCTGACGCAGCAGAGCTAAACATTCTAGACGGCGCTACTGTAAGCACGGCAGAGATCAACTACCTAGACATCACTACTCTTGGCACTAGTGAGGCATCTAAGGCTGTCACTGCTGACGCTAATGGCGACGTGAACATTGCCGAAGAGCTGAAGGCTAAAAGCTATAACGAGACTTATGTAGCGATTGGGGCGAATGATATTGACTGTGAGACAGGCAACTTCTTCTCTAAGACAATCTCAGCTAACACTACCTTTACGTTCAGCAACCCACCTGCAAGTGGCACTGGTTACGGCTTTGTATTCAAGCTAACAGTAAGCGGTACACGCACAGTAACTTGGCCTTCTAGTGTAGATTGGGCAGGCGGCACAGCGCCAGACGCGCCCGCTAGCGGTGAGACAGATGTTCTCTGCTTCATCACTCACGACGGAGGCACGACCTGGTACGGATTCCTAGCAGGGGACGCAGTAGCATGAGTTTAATTTCTACAGTAGCCACTATAGCAACAGCAGGGGCCGCAGGAGGGGAGACTTTCTGGGGCAGCTCGGTAAGAATCACCACCTCTTTAACAAGCGGGCAAGCGCCAGACCGTCTTTTTAACACCGCCGCCGAGTTTGGGTCGGGCGGCAACATAGTACAAGCCATAAGTTCAAACGCGCTTGCCTCTGCTGAACAACAAGGTCGTGGTTACGTTATAACGAGAAGCCCTGTTGACGGAAGCATTGTTACTCAAAGGCATGCATTTGAAAATAACAGAGATTTAAGTTTTGAACGACAACAAACTCTTTTTTACCATCCAGATATGGATGCTTGTTTCCTGAGAGCCAGAGAATGGTGGGATCCTACAAACAATCAAAATAGAAGTGGTGGTATACAAATAGATGGAGACGGCACTACCGTACCAAAGCTGCTAGACAATTTTTCTCAAAGGATGGCTCCCGGGAACGGTGAGTTTTTTATTAGGTACGATAGTAATGAGTTTACGACGTACCCATATGACGCCACCACCCATACCTCCACTTTTAATGGTGGTCGTAGAAAAAAAACACAGCCTGTTAGTACGGGAGACGATACAGGCTATGCCATTTGGATGAATCACGGCAGCAACCAAGTAATCACTGGGGTCCGCAGAGACGACGGCAGCTTTAAAGCGGGTTTTTGGAAGTACAATTCTGTATCGGTAACTTCTATCCCTACCCCTAGCGCCGTAAGAGTGATTACGGCTGAGACAAGCACTATAAGCAATGATTATTGCGACAGGGCTAATACATCAGACGGCAATACCGTTTATGGGTGGAGAGCCACTGGCGGGAAACTTAATCTTTTTCAAGTGTACGGTTCTAGTCTTACTGCTTATAGAAAAACACAGTTTACAGCTCAATCTAGTTACAACGGTCAAAACATTCAGGTATACATTGACACTCCAAGCATGGTTTATGCTGATGGTTATCTCTATGCTTCGGTTGGAGTAAGGTTCAGAGTGGTTGGGGAGTCAAACGATTCTGTGATGTACCCAATATTTAAATTAGACCCTACAAATTTTCAAGTAGTAGATGCGCTAGGTGTTAAAGCTACTGGCGGCGCAGAGTATATTTTTGGTATGCCGCCAATGCTAGGCGTGAACGCAGAGAAGACGTGTTTGTACCACACTTTTATGCACACCAAAGTAAACAGTAGGGGCGGCGAAAGCCACAAATTACTAAAACTGCCCTTGGATTTTTCAACGCTTCCCGCGCAGACCCTAAGCCAAGGATCTACTCACGATAATATTGAGCTATGGGATTTTAATAGCGGCACTACGGGTGGATCCTTACCTGTGTTTAGCGAGCTATTTCAGTCAATGACTTACACCAGTGGTTCGACAACTTCCGAGGGTTATCGCCAAGAGAACTCAGGCGATACAAATTTAGGTATAGAAGACGGTGAAGCAACAGTAACCACTTCGCTTTCTAGCAGCGTATCGCCAATAACAGTAAATTAGGAATATTTATATGTTTGTTAAAGTAGACAATGGCGTTGCCCAAAACTACACAATTGGACAACTCAGAAAAGACAACCCTAGTACCTCCTTCCCACGAACTATTACGGAAGAGCTTCTAGCTGAATATGACGTTTACCCTGCCGTACATGGCGCTATGCCTTCTTACGATGAGGCTACTCAAAGGGTCGCTCAGAACGCTGCGGCAACTGAGGTTGATGGCGTATGGACTTATGGTTATACGGTTGAGTCTCTAACTGATGCAGAGATTGCCGCTGTATTGGCCCAGAAGGCAAGCGGAGTAAGAGCTACTCGTGACGCTAAGCTAGCTGAGACTGATTGGCATGCGTTAAGCGACGTGACTATGTCTGCTGAGATGGTTGCTTATCGTCAGGCGCTTAGAGATATCAGTTCACACGCAAACTTTCCAAACCTGCAAACCGCTGATTGGCCGGTAGCACCTTAAGGAGCACACCATGCCATTGACTCCCCTGGACATACCGGCGGGCATCTACCGCAATGGCACGGAC